CCGAGGAATGCGAGATACTGGTTCTTGCCCTGGTAATCCAGGTCAATGCCCCAGCGTCTCAACCTACGTCTGATAAAACCGTCAACTCCGAGTTGGAGCATCAGGTTAAGCGTAGGCTCGATCGCGATTGGACGGTCCTTAAGACTATCCTTGGGGACAGTTGTTATCCTATTCCCTGGCACAATCATTAGAACAGAATCCCAGAAATGGGACCAATTCAAAATGGCGTGCATAGGAATATCGAATCTGCGGCGATAGGAGTCCTCAAGGGCTCCCAACCACCGTTGGTCCGACGATATCAACTGACGAGCGTGACTGGCAGCATTAGCAGTAACGTGGTAGGGCCACTCAGAGTACTTAAAGTACTGAGAGTTACGCCCAGAGCACGTGCTGGTAGATGAGCCAGGACCATGCCGGCAATTCTTCGTCAATTCCTCCCAATCAGGGAGAATATCTCCAAGTACCTTTGATACAAAGGCACAGGCGTCACTCAAGAACTGAGTGCCGAGTAGTTTCCGATAGCCAGTCCTGTTAAAAACAGAACAAGCGTCTTCAGCTACATAGATATTGCGAATAGCGTTTTCTACTCGTACCAGACGGTCCGATGGAAAACGATACTTGCGGATTAACGATCCTAACAAGAGTAGTGCACGTGCTTCACGCACGCTCACACTCGCCGAATCAGTCGCCATGCACTGCAAGGTAACTGTATCGGCCCAGTCGAGATAATCGCTAAATCGTCTCAGGCGCACAATGCGCCTAAGTTCATTAGCTTTCTCTTCTGGGATGTCGGATTCTAGTGCTGTAAGAACAGCACCGAGCACCTGCCAAGGATAATCCTCTGGCAAGCGCACCGTAAGCTTACGCTTCGGTTTCGTACGCCCCGAATGCCTTCTTGGCATTCGCGAAGAGCTAGTATACTTGTTTCGCACAAGATACCTCCGATGTTGGAACTGTTAAGATTCACAACCAGGTGTTTTATCACTTGAGAAGTGTTTCTGTACGGTCTCTGCCAATGCACGAAGCAATGTCAGAGCACTCACGACAAATCGCCATGTAAATTTCATGGCTAAATGTCCAGAGTATCCATCAGCGGCGCCGAGATAGCATCGTCATCAAGGATGGCGATGATACGCTGGCGAAGCTCCATCGTCTGGGCGGGCGTAGTCCCGACCGGTACCGAGAAACTGACCTCCCCGATAAGGGGAAGTACAATAGTACCATCACCTGACGCGTTAGCGACAGACACATCCTGCGTAAATTTGATCGCAGAACGTGCCATGCCCCGACTATCACCGTTCGGCTTAGGAGCCGTACGGTTGAAAGTAAGGGTGTCGCGTGACGCCAGAGTATGGCCCGCTTCATTGTAAATGGAGCGGTTCAATTCCTCGGAGTGACGAGTGAAAACGGCATTAACAACATTGCTGTCATTAGCGACGTCCACTCCCAGTGTTATGGTATTATCTTGCATGGTTATTTACCTTTCTTAGGTGTTAACCGCGCTACGTCAGTAACGCAGGTACCTGCTCTTCCTCACGACATCGTGAAGTAGAGCTGCAACATCAGCGAGTTTGTACATATTCAGCCTAATATTTAAGGCTGGTACAAACGGGCGTCCGTTGTTGACATAACGGCGTATGCCTTCGTGAACGTGCTTCTGAGACCCCGGATCTGCGAGAGATTCGGTGTAATACGAAGAGGCAGAATCAGGAACATCGAATCTGCTGATCGTATTGAACTGTACGAGGTTATATCGTATAACCACCCAGTCCGTCAGAACACGAACACCAACTGGTGAATCCCAAGCGGAAAAATAATCC